TTCCTATTGATCCTGACAACTGTGCTTGATGAGAAGTTCTATTCATTAAATCTTTTACGAATGGTACATTCTCATGATACTGATTAAATAAATTTTCTGCTTCAGCTTTAGTTGATAAACCTAGTTCCGCTTGTAATTTAGCTTTACCCATACCATAGAATAAACCTAAGTTAATTGTTTTTGCTTGTGATCTAGATATACCTGCCATGTCTGCAACTGTCTGGTGAAAGTCTACAGAATTATTTTCAAATTTTTTAACAATATCAGAAACTGAATCATCATACATAATTGGATCTGTTGTTGCTGCATAGTGTACAACGAGTCTTGGTTCTTGTTGTGAATAGTCAAAACAACCCCATGTACAATTTTCTTCTGGAATAAATAAACCTCTAATCATTGGACCCAGTTCTTTATTACGTGCAGGTATCTGTTGTAAGTTTGGATTACTATAACTAAATCTTCCAGTCACCGTTCCACCTTGATCAGATCTTATTGGATTTATGTCTGCATGAATTCTACCTTTGTGTTCATGTTTTAAAATTGTATCAATGAAAGTTGTATGTGCTTTATTAATTTCTCTTGCTTTTGCAATTTTTTGTACTAAAGGATGCTTGTGTTCAGACAGAAAATTTTTAGTAAAAGACGGTGCATTTGATTTTAAAGTTCTTTCATAATGTAAACCTAGTTTATCAAAAACTTGTGCAATGCTTCTTGCAGCCCATATCTGTGGCTCAATACCTGTCTCTTTTTTTACATCTAATAGCAATGCTAACTCTTGTTGTGTTAATTGTTTTTTCAATTGATGAGCTTTCTCAACATCTACTCGCACACCTTTAAATTTCATATCAATTAAACAAGGAAATAAATTTGTTTCAAGATCAAATATATTATTCAAACCTTGTTTGTCTATTTCTCTAGATAAAGATTTAAATAATTCTAAAGTTAACTCAGCATCTTTTTCTGCATAAGCACCTACATACATTGCAGGAAGTTTATACATTTCAGATTTAGCATCTACACCAGCAGCTTCTGCTGCTTCTTTTAAACCTTTTTCATCTTTGACTTCTCTTAAATATTCGAAAGCAATACTATTAAGTGTGTATGATAATCTATTTTCATCAATCAATGATGCCATAACCATTGTATCAATAATGTATCCATTAATTTTAATACCATATGATCTTAACCAACATACATCGTACATTGCATTATGAAATATTTTTACAGCATCTGTTGCACAAACTTCTTTAATCCAATTAATAACAATTCTTTTATCTAAATTACCTTCTCTATGACCTATTGGATAATAACCAGACCAACCATCAACAGCTACAGCAAAACCTATAATCTCACCTTCACCTATAACTGCACCTGAACCTCTTGATTTTAAATTAGGATCTTTAGTTTCTAAGTCAATTGCAATATATTTTGCATCACTTAAATCAGGAAAATTTTCTGGACATGTCCATTCTTTTTGTGCTTCAAATATCATATTAATTTACCCCAAAAATAATAAGTACATAAAGTCATAAAACATAAATCATGAACGGCTATTGGATTCATTTCTTTTTACCCATGTCTTTCATCTTTTTAATTTCTAATTCACAATAATGAATTATCTTCTCCAGGTCTTGTATACCATTTTTATTCATATATCTACACACGTACTTAATTACATTCCCCTGAAAAAACGAGAGATCATTTTTTGATATAAATTCATAAGGTTGAATGTGAAAGTTTTTGTAGTGATTCCCACCTATCTGCTTATCTTGTGGAAATGCTTTTTCAAACATGTCTTTGCTTGTCATATTATTTCTTCTCCTATGTTGTATTGATACTCATACCCTTGATTCATAATGTATAAGTTTTCTTTTGCTCTTGTCACACCAACAAAAAATAATCTATGTTCGGTGTCTTTATTTACCTGAGCTGCATTGTAAATAATTCTTTCTAAATCTGTAAATATAATTACGTTTTCTGCTTCTTCACCCTTAACTGCATGTATAGTTGATAATTTTATTCTCGCCGGTTTGCTTAGATCCTCGCCGCTCGCCACTAGCTCCTTGATATAGTCATGTTGATAATCTTTAAATCTCAAAGCACTCCAGTCACCATGAGCAATAAGTCCATGATCCATTCTAAGTTCATCCATATCCACAGAGTCTACAGATGCTAGAGACTTGCCACTAGAGAATCCGTACTTCACATCCCCTTTATCGTATTTTAAAAATTCATAAATATTCTGAGCTTCATCACCTGAGATACTTGCTCCTTTATTTAATCTATTCCAATCATTAATTGCTTTAATAACTTCAGTTGGTAGTAAGTCATTGAATTTACAATCAAATCTGTAACCAAGATTTTGGAAGAAAGGTACTAATTTTTTCATTTGATCATTGGTCCTAGTTAAAACCATCCACTCACCAGAATCAAAAAACATATCTTCTAGTTCTAAATTTTCATAAACAGCTCCATCAGCAGCTCTTGGTTTCCAAATTTTTTCTCTTCGTTCATCAATGTTATCTAATATAGACAATGCAAGATTATGTACTTTACGCGGTACTCTTCTTGATTGTGTTTGATGATCTGCAATCCCTTCTAGATTAATAAATATTTTAGGGTCTGCCCCTTGAAATGCGTAGATAGCCTGATCGTCATCCCCTGCAACGTAAGACCGTTTACAACAGGACTCAATGTAGAAAAACATTTCCCATTGCAGAGGATTGAGATCTTGGGCTTCATCGAGAAAAACGGCGTCGAGGGAGGGACAAAGTTTTTTCTCAACGAAATCGGAAATCATGTCTGAAAATTCATACATGTTATAATCTTTTTTATAATCAACAATGTCTTGATTAATTTGTTCTAACAAAGGTTCATTAATAAAATCTATTAAATCTAGTTCTATTGCTGCATCTTGTAATTCTATTTTTCTAGACCTAGAATATTCTATAATTTTCATATACTGATTTTTATATTCATGAAAACCATTTTCATGTTGCACTGTTTCAAAATGCATATCGGTATGACCATATTTATTTTTAAATGAATTCCAGTTAGAATCTTTTAATAATTGTGTAGTGGTATCTATACCTAATCGTCTAGTTCCTAGTGAATGCATAGTACATATCCATTCAAATTCTAAAGTTGGATATTCTTTTTGTATCCTTTCTCTTGCTTCATTAGCTGCAGCATTACTGAATGTAATATAACAAATCTTTTTGGAATCAGTTTTATTAACAATTAATTCGTTATGTAAATGTTTATGTATCAATGTATGTGTCTTTCCTGTTCCTGGTGGTCCTGCTATTACTGTTCTCATTCAAATGGTGCCGGTTCTTTTTTAGTTCTAGTAGGTATATATTTTTCTATATCTATTTTTTCTACCATCCAAAGTTTATGAGCTTTGTCATTAATTCTTTTGGTATCTACTTTTGCTTTAAACAAATCTTGCAATAGTCTTATTGTTTTATTTTTAGGATATGTTTTTTCTGGCCAGGATTTACTTCTAATTAGATAACCCCAGAAGTCTTTAAATTTAAAATAACTAATTCCATTTTCTGTAAATGGTTTTCGTTTTAATACATCTTCTAACTTCTTACCATCACGACTAACAAAGTCTGTTAACATTTCTTTTAATTGAACATTAACTTTAGTATCATCAGGAGCTTCTATTTCATCCATACCTTTCATTAATGTTGCTAACATCTTTCTCCAAACTAATTTAGCAACTGGTAATAAAGGTGTTCCAAGTTCTGTCATACATGCTACAGAAAATTTTTCTGGATCATGAAGTGTAGGTCCATCGACTTCTATTGGTTGATCATCTACATCTACAAAGAATATTGGTGGATCAGATAAATACTTTCTAACATTGGATATGGCAGGCATTCTAACTTCATCGCCTTTTCCATATTGTTTTGTATAACAAAGTCTTTCATCACAAAAATTACAAATAGGTTTGTCTTTACATTTGTAATCATATTTTTTTGCGTTTAATTGTTTTTTAATTCTTACAACGTCTGTAGATTTTAATGGTGGTTTTATATATTTTTCATTATTGTAATCTTCTAGTTTATCTTCCCAATCTGTTGGAAATGCTTTTCTAACATAGACTCCAATATTAAATAAACCATTGTCTCTACCTGATGCTGCAATATCTCCATTACCTTCAATCACAGGACCATTTCTAATAATTGTATTTAAACATGGTGGACCTTCTGGAAAAGCTTCATCTAATTTTTTACTTTCTTTTTTAACAATTAAAAAATTTTTTAATTGCAATTCATCTTGCACATATTTATCATATTCCGTTACAAATTTTTCTATTGTTAAAGAATCACCATTATCATCAATAGCATATCGTGTAGTTCTATCACCACCATGATAAGGCATATTTAAAAAATTACCTACGTCACCTCTATCTGCTTTAATTGTAGATTGTTTTGGAAATATTTCTGCTTTAGAAAAACCTAAATCAGATGCCATCATCTGTAACTTTTGTCTTATTAAAGATGCAGGTACAAATTCTTTTGTAAATAAAAATACATGTGCACCACCAGATTTAGACCTAAATGTAATTAATGG